CATCACTTTAAGTGTGTCTTCTGTTGCTGCACTCTTTGGCATACGCTTGTCAATGATTGAGAACAACGGAAAGAAAATCTCCGCTGCCTCTTGCATTTCTTCTACTGAAAGTGGATCTGATTTTTTAGTCATAGGATTCATTTGTAATCGTTCATTCGACGCATCAGCAGCTCAAAGAGTTTGGCTGTGACCTGGGTGTCTTGAATGCAGTAATCAAGCATCTCTGGCGTATAGGTTTCCCAGCTGCCCTCGTGCTTGCCAAAGTCACCCTTGAAGCAGCGAAGGCGGTAACCCCATGCTTCTAAGCTGTGGCGCCCGTACAGGCGCTGTGGCATACCTGTGGGACGACGTTCAAAATCTCTGGCTTCAATCTTTGGATAGAACAGACGACTCAATACAAGAGTGTCAATGACATCACCTACAGGGTTGAAGTCGGGGTACTGCTCTTTAAGCAGTGGTATGTCATATCCAATGATGTTATGGCCGATCAGAGCATCAGCACGTTCAAGTGCTTTGACACCTTGAATAATAGCGCGTTCTGGCTGACAATCAAAGATTTCTGGCTCACTTTCTTTGGCAAGATCACGCATGACAATGCAGTGAATAGTAGAGCCACGTCTGAGTAAGCCTGTGCTTTCTATGTCGAATAGAAGTTCAGTCGTCATCGTGGATTTCTCCTTTCGTTTTTGGGTCATAGTCATCAGGCTTGTGAGGGTTTGAAGTTTCTTCGAGGTCGTCTTCAAGGTCCCTGTCGGCGTTTTGATTGACAGCAAATCGGGGGTCTTCGTTTTCATATACAGCTTCAATTGAGATAGATAGTTCGCGAGCTATTCGTCCAGCTCGTCTAAATTCATGTTTGTAATACGGCTCCCATTGATGAGCCAGTACTATTATTTTTTTGATGCCCATGACATGGCACTGAAAAACAGATGCCGAAAATGGATATCGAGTGGTGTAGATAACCGCTCCAGCTGTGGGTGTGCCTCGTTTAGCAGCAGCCGCAATGGCGTAACAAATGCAATCGATTTCTACTTGGCTGTCTGTTAGGAGACTTCGTCCGTCTCCAATGATTTCACGGTCGCGTACAACGATGCAGCCACCTGGAGCAGAAGGATGAGTAGAAGCAAGCCCAACTTGTTTAGCGAGGTTGATGAAATACGTTTCCTTATTCTTGATATATGTCGGGTCACCTTGAGGACTGGGCATATTCACATTTTGGGGGATATAGTTCTATATTAGATAAAGAGTCAAGCATATGTGAGTCAAATGGATTACGAAAAATTCTGTTATGAGTACGATAAATTCGAGGAATATATGCAAGATTTTAGAAAGGAAAACCCTGAATTGACTGCCGACTCTTCTGATGAGGTAAATAGTCCTAAGCACTACACTTCAGGTAAACAAGAAGTGATCGACACGATTGAAGATGCCATTAGCTTGGCAGCAAGTGTTGAACGTGGGTTCTTGCAAGGACAGGTACTTAAGTACATGTTGCGTATGTGGCATAAAGGCAGACCATTGCAGGATGCTGAAAAAGCACAGTGGTACTTAACTCGTTTAATTAACTCAATGCGCTAATATATTAAAGCGCCTGTTAGGGCGCAATTAGCAGCGCTTGAAGTATAGATACTGGCTTGATTGGTGCAACGTTTCATGATCTTGAATATGAGGCAGAAGCAAGTCATAAACATCCGCCGTATCACGGCTAAAGTGCTTGAAATATACCGAGATACCGTTACTAAGATCTGGGATATGGGGTACGTACCACCCCGTAGGTATTAAACAATCCCACGGTTCAAGATCTAAAGACACCCAACTGTTCAGTTCCTCCAGGCGCTGAGCAGTTTTTATTATGTGGGCTTCGTGCGCTTGTTCAGTAGGCACAGATAGTTTGTTGTTGTACAGCAGTGCATGCTTCCACATCAACGTCCCATCTTTGTGGATAAGCCTACAAGGATGTACTGAGTTACCTGAAGGTAAATTATATAAACAGCTAGGTGATATGTGCTTCATCCGACATCACCTTTCCGATCTTCGAAATACTCTAGATCTTTAGCCCAGCCATCACCTGCATATTCATTGAAGATAACTCTGCCTACATCACGGAAGGTGTTGTAGAACAAAGTTACTTTATCAATATCGGAAATAACTTCCTCTAAAGGTGGACCGTAGATAAGGACATTCCACGTAGAAGGGCAGACGGGCTCGAAACCGTTAGCTGTAGCGCGAAGTTGTTTAATGCGCCTGAAAGGAATGCATACAGGATAGTCCCAAAGAATAGGAGTGGCACGAATGATTTCAGATGCGCTAGTAAAAAAGACAAAGCTTTTAATATGATTGTTCCGATATTCATTGATAGTTTTATTTAACCATAAACGTGTGTTACGTACAGCTCCTTTCGGAGATACCCAAACATTCCCATGCCACGTTTCGTGTAATGGGTTGACATCTAATGAAGGCACAGAAGTTGCATCCACTAGGACCTGTTGAACTGGGTCTGATGTTGGATCAAAGTCAATGCCGCCCATCACAGATCGAGCACGCTCAATCAGCTGAGGGGTCGGATACAAAGGTAGTTTCAACCCTTGTGCTTTGAGCTTATCCGCTAAATTCTTCTGCGAACGTTCGGAAGCTTTCTTGGCTCCCACCTGCTTCCACGCTAAATGTTCTTGTTCCAGCATCACTGATTAATGTAATTAGTACGTTATTGGACCAGTCATTCTCATCAACTTCTTCAAGCAGTTTACGCAGGAACTTAACTACTTCATCATCATCAGCGCTTTCAGCTACAACAATGTCTCGTTCAATGTCGGTTCCACTCATAAATGTTGTGGAATCGTTTTGCAGGTTAATTACGAGACTTCCAGCACCACGTGCAAGTACACCGTTGCTTGCGATATTAATTAGATCAGTAAGAATAAGCTCAGCAGTAGCAGCTAAAAACTTTTGTTCTTGCTCCTTTTCTTCGCCCCACTTGTCGGATCTAATTAGTTGTTGCAGTAAATCTGTACGTCTTGACATAATAGAATGACTCTTGTATTAGGATAAGAAATTTAATAATCACTCGTGGGGTTTTCTTCATCTTCGCCGTTATCTGTAGGACCATGATGTAAATCAGGATCTAACGTAGACTTTTGACTTGGATGATTACCTGCAAGAAGATCCAGCATTACTGCTTCAAACTTGTCACCATATAGTGAACTTGGATCAAGTATCAACGCTTCACGATCAGATAGATCTTCAGCATTCATAGCTTTCTCCTGTTCTTTAAGTGCTTCTTCCATAACATATTCACCAATCCTCTGCTTTAGCGTATGTAACTCACAAGCCAATTCGAAACTTTCGAAATAGCTATCGTGATCTACAAATACGCCAATGTGCTGCGGAATCAAGTGAAATGGATTACAGCAGTACTTGTTACCACAAGTAGTTTTGACAGCGGTATAGCCAAGGTCTCCCCAACTAAACCACATTGCAACTCGTTGTGGATGGTGCTGTGTACTACTGGAAAGACCGTGCCGTCTCCAAGAAAACTGAGGTTGCTTAGTACGTTTGTTAATAGACCCCGTCCAATTCCAACACTCGTCAGGGGCACCGATCTCAACCTGTGACCAAAACTTTAAAGCCTTGACCCGGTTCTTCTTTACAAGCTTGTCAATGTCAAATGACATCCGACCTTCACGTGCTCCAGCTACACAACGAACACATGCTTGATGACTGTCATATCGCATGGAATGACTAGAGAATCTTCCAAGCGAGTGGCCGTGATAAAGGCAAAGCTCACCCTCGACAGCTGTGTTGGACATTTGCTTAACGCGTCTGCCATAGGCATGGCCTCCACGTTTTTTACTGGGTTGAGCTTCAGCCATCAAAAGTCTCCTTCGGGTTTTACATATTCACCACCGTTAGCTGGATACTGCTCTTTAACAGGCAGTGCTGATAGTTGATGGTTAATCATGTACTCATAGCGAGTACTGTTCTCGTATTTAATGCGGACTAGTTTTGCTCGTGGGGTGTAATACTCTGGTGTTCCAACAACTAGTGCTGTCATACCGTTTGAGCTCACACGCACACGCAGCCCAAGCTTGATATCCGATGTTTTCATAGTAATACCTAAATGTGAAATATGTGTAATTAGAAATCGTTCAAGATGTGATCTTCATTGAGAGGATCACTTTTAGGCCGAATCCAGAGACGCATAGACTTTCGTTTACCCGTTCCTTCATCTTTTCTAGAAGTAACAATACGTCTCCAACCCATTGATTGAAGAACGTCAGCTACACGTCTACTTTCTCTACGACCTTGATTTCTAGGATCAAGTTCGAGTGCTTGAGTAAGAACGTCAGCTGCAGTTACCTCCTCTCTTATAGACACATACGAGGCAATTTTATCGGTCCAAGGGTCGGGATCACCGAACTCC